TTGTTCATATATCTGATAAGGATATATTCTCTGAATACATTTATCGGGTAAGATGCTATCTTTCCCCATATAATAGAATGTATCGTTAATATTATATTTTAATTTGTATCCTTTTAATGAATCCTTTACTAATACTTTATCTAGCGGGGGGAACTTATCTACGCCGATATATTCGTCAATAATATTATCATCTAAAGTATATATTTCTTGATAAACAGAGAATTCTTTACCTAATCGCTTGTTGTAAGGATGATCTTTATCAACATAGTTTAAGACCATCATAGTGTCAATATAAACATCGCATAATCGTCTTCCTTTTTCTCTGATATATCTGATATCGACATCTGTATCTGTATCTTTTCCTCCTTTAGCATATTCATAGTAAATATAGAGATTATTCCCTTGATCGTTTGACGCCGATATAACATATACATTGGGTTTAATATGATATAGATATTTAGCCTTCAGTTGTATTATATCAATGTTTTCCAAGACCTTTGCTGATATACCGGGGAAATACGCGATTTCGCCTGATAATTTATCCGAGAACCTTATACATTTATCATTTAGTTCGGGGTCATCTCGTGTATGTTGGATACAGTCTAAGGATGATTCTTTAATAATACTGCTAATTTCCAAAGATACTCTGTATTTGCGCTCCATTATCTCAAATAAATGATTATCGGCGGTTTCCTCACCTGTATCAACATTGATACGAATAATACTATCTAATATTTCTTTGAATTCTCTATTTTCAGATTTACTCAATTCGCTTTTAACTTCATCAATCTCAAAATCAGGTATAGTCCATGTTTGATGAGGATCGGATTTAAGCGACTCATAAACAGTTTCTAAATTTGTTCCTTTCGGTAAGGTGCTTAGATATAAGAATTGTTCAACATTTCTATCTTCTTTAGCGAGATCTACATGAGATTTCATACGAATCGCCCTGCCTAATACTTGGTCTATTCTTACATAATTCCAAAAGGGTTCTAAAATATGAACCTGTCTTACACAAGTTAATGAAATACCTTCTGCTCCTGCCGAAGAGATAATCATTAACTGAATATAATCTCCATATTTATTTTTCTCATCATTAAAATATTCTTTATTAATACTTCTTTCTTCTTGTCCTTCGCCTCCTGTAATAAAAGTATATCGCTTACCTTTTTCTTTTTGAGGATCTTTATAATCAAACTTTTCATAGCCATTGCTTTTTAACATTAACTCGAATGCCTCGGATCCACCATCTGATCTAAAATCACTATAAAATAATATCTTACCCGTGGGAACTCTACCTGAGTCCGTCTCATTAGTAAACTTATTTATATTATTCATGATTTTGAACATTTTAGGTGATAAATTTTTCAAATCTTTAGTTATCCCCAAGCTATTATCATCTAATATCTTTTGGAAACTACGAGTTTTTAATCTTTGTATTTCGTCATCGTTTTCATCGGTTTTTTTAGTTGTTCTAAAGTCATCATCCGCATAAACAATATTACAAGTTTGTCTTGTTCTCATATGATAATGAAAGGGTGTATCTTCATAGTTATTCATGCGAGCGAAAGCGTCCATTGATTTTTCTTTACTATAAACTTCTAGATATTTCTCAAATTGTGTTTGACTCATCATGCACGGGACAACATTCATATTCTCAACTATCTTATGATTTTTTAATTCTTCGGATATATATTCAGGTTCCTTTACATTGGGCATGTCTACAATAGATGAACGATCAATAGGATAATAAGAGGTTAGACCCATCAACATACGTTTCATGAGTATTCTTTTCTTTTCAGGTATCTCAGAGGATCCTTCAAAGAAATAACTCATGAAATTATCATTGTTGGTCATATCAACCAAGACATCATCGTCAAGTATCTCAAGTATCTCAAAGAGTTTTTGTCTCCGATTAAAAGTTATATTTAAATTTTTATCATAAATCACAGGTTTACCCTTTAATATACCGTTTCTACCTCTTGGACTCATCTCATCAAATAACTCTTTTGCGGGAGTAATATCTTCATCTTTGAATAATTCATGTAATCCTTTGTAGATTTCAGTGATGAAATCATCGAAAGTTTTTAATCCTTCTCTCTTACTCTGAACGGTATAAACAATATTATCATTGGGATTCATAACTGATTCAAAATTAGTGCGTTCTTGTATAAATGATATGACTATTTTTCCTTTCTTTCTTTCTACATAAAACAATTCTATATCTGATTTTTTATTTTCATAGAAAATATGATTGAATCGTTTATTGACTAATTCAATATCCATATTTGTTTGTATTGTAAAACTATATATCTTGATTAATCCTTTTAACATATTATACAATACTGCGATTTCGGCTGGTTTATTTATTATGGGTGTTCCCGATAAAAAGACTAATTTTACATTTTCAGCATTAACAATCCATTCATAAAAAACTTTAGAGGGTTTTGACGATGGATTTAATATTTCTCTTACGAAATTATGAACTTCATCGACAATAACACATTCACCATAAAAGGGTGAGTCTACGTTAAAATTTTTCTTATTAAATTTTAGTCTCTTTTCCAAATCTTTTACCATCGTCTGGTTGTAAGTTAATGTTTTTTTATCATCCACGTCTAAAAGATATAAATCGTCGTCATCGTCATCGTTACCTTCAAACTCCTTAATAGAGGATGATTTTACTTTAGGAAACGGATTGTAATGAATAAAATTATATTTCGTCTTTATTAAGTAGAATATTTCCTGCGTCAAAAAGACCTTATGAATATCATCTAACTCTTCATAGGATTGTCCATCTTTATCCGGAACATATAATCCTCTAATACTTTTCGCTTTTTTCTTATCTTCTCCTTCTAACTCTCTACTGGTGGCATTTTGTATACTTCTTAGTATCTTACCATCTAATTTATATTTTGATTTAAAATCATCATCTATCTCCGATAATTTCAAAAATTTCCATTTATTTTTAATATTAATTTCTTCCCCCCATCCCATTTTACCTTTGATAGGATCACCCATTATCTCCCCAATAAAATTACCCTCTAATGATGCAGGTAAGAGAGTATTAATTCTCATTTTCTCGCTTAACCCCTCCGCCAATGAAATTGCCGTCGCTGTTTTACCTGTCCCTAGACCATGATAAACTAATAATCCTCTATAGGGTGTATTTAATGCTAAATAAGATTGTACTAAAACCTGATAAACTTTTAATGAACTGTTGCTCTCAAGATCTTTAATTTTATCATAAAAAACTTCATTAATAAATTTAATATAACCCTTTCTATGCTGTGAAATAGTAGCATCATCTAAATCTTCCATTTGTATAATCTCAGCACTAGGATCACTGGACTCGCCATCACTGCCACTGCCACTGTCATCTGGGTCACCTGAGTCACCTGAGTCACCTGAGTCACCTGAGTCATCACTATTCCCGTCACCTGGTTCTCCATCATCATCCAATCCGGGTGCAGGTTCAAAATTAATAATATTTTCTTCTTCTGTCATAAGTGATTATAATACTAATTCATTTAAAAATTATTCAGAAATAACACAATATTTAATTAATGCTCTCCTAGAAGCTTCTTGTTCTGATTTCTTTTTACTATTACCTCTACCGGTTTCAATATATTCGTCTTCTTTATAAATTTTACAGGTGTATGTATTGTCTGAATCATCTTTCTTTGTTTTATATGTCGGATATACTTTATAATTATGTTGTAAGTATCTTAAGATTTGATCTTTATAATTATTATCATATAAGATCGTTTCCCCGAAATCTACATATTTCTCAATCGTATTTACTATAAATCGCTCAACAAGTTTAAAATCTCCGGTGTCGTGATATAAAGCACCTATAAATGCTTCAAATGTATCTTCTAAAATATTACTATTTGTCCTACCGGAGCAATTATCATCTATATGTTTTGAGATAATCATATATTTATCAAAACCGACACATTTTGATAAATATGCCAATTGTTCCCCGCATACAAATCGTATCTTAAGTTTTGTTAAAAATCCTTCGTGGAGACCATGATTGTGAAAATATCGGGTATATAAATAATTCGCAATAATATTCCCTAAGAACGCATCACCAATAAATTCTAATGTTTCATAGGATATATCTTGTAACTCCATTACTCCATCAGGTTTATCATATTCCTCGTAATCTTTTAATTGAGTATAGGATTTATGAACAAAAGCAGTCTGATAAAGACTTAAATTATTACATTTAAAATTAGTAATATTAAGAGATTTCATAATATTACTAACATCGTCGCGAGTTAGAAAAACATTCTTATAATTATAAGGATTTGACTTAAATTTATCTTCCATTTATAAAGTTATTTATATTTATACTTTTAAATAATATCAAATTTATTTAAGCAGTACCACATCCTTCACCGATTTCTAAGGGTCTGCGAGGTAGGTCAGGTCCAATAGTCGTATTCATCCATGGACTCACGTTCGTCTGAGGATTCGGGGGTTCAGATCTAAACGACCGATTGGCATTTCTTAAACTCTGACCAACAGTATTAACACCAACGTGATAACTGGCATCGAGCATATTAACACCCTGTAAAACACCTTCGCCAACCGGTTTAGCGATATTAAATTCCTGAATCGCCTTGTTTTCGTCGGTAGGTAAAAGATCTTCGGGTTTTAATTTCTGCTGAGGGTAGCAAGTAGAAGGAGTTCTACCTAATCCCGTCACAGCCTGTTGACTCTCGTTTTGACCAACGGGTTCTGAAGCCATAACACTATCATTTGATAAATCACCCGCTTCAAATCCCTCTAGGCCGAACATATTAAGGATCTTTGTTAAATATCCCGTACACTGAAGTACTACTAATAAGAGAATAAAAATACATATATTTTGGTTATCATTGCACAGTTCCATTAAATCAAATCCCATTTTTATATATATAGAAATAAAAAAAAATTTTAGAGAAATTACTAATTAATTTAATGATTGGATCGCGTTTTCTAATTCTTTAATTTTTAATTCGCAATCTGAATAAGTGTTTTTATATTTTTCTAATTCTTTAATTTTTAATTCGCAATCTGAATAAGTGTTTTTATATTTTTCTAATTCGTTGACTATTTTTTGTTTTTCTTCTTCTTTATTTCTTAGACTATCCAAATAATCTTCGTCTAACATTAAATCGCGTTCCAACTCTCTTAAGTCCGATTCTTCTTCTTCTACATCGTTAAATGAATAATCTTCTAAAATATTATATTTTAAATCGCCGTCTAAAAATATCTTTACCTGAGAAACATATAAATCTAAATAATAATGCTGCTTCAAAAATTTCAATCCTTTAACATGTAAAATACAAACACATTCTGTATTTTCCTTAATTGTTTTTAAATCCAATGTATTGTGTTTTTGATCGAATACTTGACACTGAACTTTATCTTTAATCATCGGTATTTTAAATCCGAATTGTGGTTTACTATCTTTTTTTACAGGTTTATTATTTCGTTTATACATATTATCAATAACTTCTAAGGGTATATCTTTTCCGAACCATTCTTTATTATTTTCAAAGGTGCGCCTCACATTTAATTCGTCTAAATTTAATAAACTATCATAAAACGAAAAATCATTATTTACAGGCGTCATTTCTAAATTATTATTTTTACTCTCAATAACCTCTAACCCCGATTTAGTTAATAGTAATCTTGGTGTCTGTAAATATAAAGGTTCGTTTTTATAATCAATACCTGCATAATAAATAAGACCCTGTTTCTCGGGTTTTTTATAATTTATTTTTTTTAAATCCAAGTCAATATGTCTATAAACACTCATTTAATAGTTTTACTATAGAAAGATAAATTTAATCTAAAACGCATTTAATATATTTATTATTTAATATGAATGCTTTAAACAGAATAAAAGAATATTGTTTTAGAGGTAAAAATAATCCAGATATCCAAGAATGTATGATTGAAGGTATATCTGGTATATCTGATAAAATATGTATTATTTGTTTAGATAATTTTAAAGATGGAGAAACTATAATTAGAGTAAAATGTAATCATTATTATCATACTCAATGTATTTATAATTGGTTTGAAAAGCAACCGACTTGTCCTTTATGCGATGAAATATTAAAAATATCTTAGACTATATCTTAAACAATATCTTAGTAAATATCTTAGACAATATGAATGACTTTACACTTCCATTTCATATAGAATTTATCATTCATTCGCCACACCTTATCTATATATAAATCACATTCCATCTTCTGAAACTTATTAATTGAAAAGATATTGACTCCAGAAGAATGATCTGAATATAAATCAATTAAGAATTTATTATATTGAAAAGGTAGCTTCACATTTAAATTAGGTTCATACATTCCTTTCTTATCGTGATAAATCTGAGAAACAAACCGATCAGAATCATCGTCCGTTAATCCAAGACGTTTCATCGCATGAAATTCACAATTCTCAACAAACTCATAAAATTGTTTCATCATTGGATTTTCTTCTAAATCCGTAAATTGTAAATTCATCTGAAAATTACTATCTCCTTTTTTCTGAACCCCGAATAAACATTTCATTATTGGGGTTGTAATATGTACCTGAGGTGATTTTAAATAACCAACGGTGAGATAACCAAAACAAGGATCATCTTTATCTAAATCTGAACATTCCGCATATGTTTTATCTGAATTCTTGGTAACACTCATGTCTTCACATTGATAAGAGGCGAATCTTATATTATCGGGACTTAATTTATCCGAAGTTAAATATCTACACTTGACTTGACCATTCGGATCATTTACTTTCTGTTCTCCCCTTTTCTGTTTACCACCTGTCTGTTCACAATTCATTTTATTAGTATAACTAAATATTATTTAAGTAAATATTATGATGATATAGTATAATGAGATGATCATTCATCACTCTGAAAATCTAAAAAAATACAATCTCTGTATTCACAAACCCCTCAAATATTCGGATAAATTTACATTCGTCCCTCTAAGATTACAAAAGGATAATCATTATCATAAATGTATTTTCCAGACTCCTTTATTATTTACTCCTTATGGGATACAACAGACTCCTAATAATAAATCAATCATAGATATTTCGTTTCAGAATATGGAGAATGATAAATCACAGAAAGTTTTTTATAAAAACTTAAAACATATTTATGATCGTGTTTATCATAAGTATAAATATGATTATATTGTAAACGATTTCTTAAAAAATACAGATTTTAATGAATGTATTCGTCTTAAACTGACTGATAATACATCTCTGTATAATGAATCCAGAGATAAGATAGAGAAGATAGATAAATATACCTATGGTAATTTTATCATTGAACTGGAGGGCGTCTGGTTAAATGAGGATAATATATGGTTTCAGTGGAATTTATTACAAGGTAAAATGAAAACACCTACTCATTTAAGTGAATACTCATTTATAGATGATATTGATGATACTAAAGAAACTAGAGATAGAGATAAAGACAAAGATAAAGATAGAGACAAAGATAAACCCGATAAATACGATAAAATGTTAAAAATGGGTGTTCCCAAGGAAGCCGTAGATCGTCAGAAACGTTTAGATGGATTTTTTAAATGTAATGTACCACCGCCTCTCCCACCCCCTCCCCCACCCCCGGGGTGCTTACCTTATAACAATACTAATACTAATACTAATACTAATACTATACCCAAGATAAATGCCTCCGATTTACAGAGTATCGTACTAAAGAAAGGAAAACCTATTCATAAAACTCCGATAAAAAAAGATCCTAATCAGTTTGAGCCACCGACATTAGAAGAATTACAAACTACATTATCTAGGTTAAGGAAGACTCGTTAAATATAAAACAAATTATCAAGGGTTACCTTATTCTAGATTTTCGCCTCTTGGATTTTCGCCTCTTGGATTTTCGCCTCTTGGATTTTCGCCTCTTGGATTTTCGCCTCTTGGATTTTCGCCTCTTGGATTTTCGCCTCTTGGATCCCCCCCCTCCCCCGAGCTCTGACTCGGGTGCTGTATCGGGTGCTGGCTCGGACACCATATCGGCATCCATCCTGGCACCACTTTCAGCTGCTAAGGATTGTAGATGGGCCCTTTGGTTCTCTTTTAACACATCAATTACTTCTGGGTACCTTGTTTTTAAATGTTTAACTTGTTCACCCTTCATGTTATAGTCGTAGGGGGGGATCATGAATCCCATTATAGATCCAAACCCGTATGCCATATCCTCTACTTCATTTATCATTAAGTTAAACTCCCCGCTGTCTATAGTTGAATGGTTCACACAAAAATCAAGACGATTACAATTTAAATTTAATAATGTATTAATTTCACCTGAGAGAATTTTTATTCGATCAAGGAATAATCTCTCAAAGTTTTGGGTATCGCTATCTTCAGTCTTCCAAAACCTTACCATTCTACCTTTTAAAAATGCTTCTCTAAGGGATTGTAATGCTACCGGATTATAAATAGTCTCCACCGCGCCTGCCTCATCATACCGATTAAATAATAAAGCCAGTATACGCCCCGTATATTCCGATCCATAACTTATCCCGATGACATCTCCATTAGAAACGAATGTTCTAAATTCACCAATTGAGGATATTAAAGGATTATATCTATCTACAATAATACCGCGTGTAAAACCTAAACATTTTAAGGTATATAAGGAATCATTGTCTCTTCCGACAAAGCCACTAGACCATAAGTATACTGCTAGCCAATAAATATAATTTCCCTGATTTTTATTATATTTAATATTTGGATAAACTACACATTCACTGTTGCCAGCATAGGGCAACTTAATAACACCCATTTTACCCAACCAACTACGTTTAAAATCCTTCTTGTTATAATTTTTCTTAGAATCACCAAGTTCTTCTAAATATCCTTGTAATTCAGTAAAATGTGCTCCATCCTGAAAGTTTATATTATTACCGCGTGTATCTAATGGGAGTAAAACTTGAGTATCTGGACTTATAAACCCTCCCTGTTTGAGAATTTCTAAATATCCTATTTTTGAGTTTATTGAATGGAGTTGTTCCTTGGGAGGGAGTATAAGAGCATCCGGATTATCACTTAAAAACTCTCTCATTTTATCATTTAATATAGAATTAAATATTTCCATAGATTCATTAAAAAAATTAAACGCCGCATGTAAAAAATATTGTCCCCTATAAGTAGTATGGTCCGTTTCTCCTTGGTCAGTGTAGACCATAGGATTGATCAAGTTTTTGTCACCAATTGCATTTAATGCTTGGCGATCACCCAACATAACAGTATAAAAGGGATAAATAACACCTTCACCACGCTGCAGCCGTCCTTCATCTTCAGCACTGAGTTCGCCATCTGGAGTAAATAATAAATCACTTTCATATTTGTCTTCTATTTTCTTCAATTCCATCCCAATAAACTCTGTTATACTGGAATGGGCTTCAGTTTCAATGGCCAGACTCATATTTATATATATTTATATATATATATATACAAATAAATAATTCGTTTTAAGGGAGACTCGTTAAAATCATGTAATATTCGTAAAGGTGGATGGTATGCCCGCGATATCTTTTAGCCATTCACTTGTATCAGATAATTGAATATCTTCGTGTAAATCCAAGACTGATTCTAATACATCATTATTTTTTCCTCCTAACTTGATGACCTCTCTAATTAGAAAGTCAAGTTTGAGGGCATTGAATTTCCATTTATTAAGTTCCGAGAGTTTATCTTTGTCGTCAATATAAATCGTATCACCCGTTCCATCGTGGATATTTAATTGGAGATAAGGTTCAATGAAGAATTGTTTATCGGTCTGAGGATGATATGGTGGTTCGGTATTTAAGCGATGAGGAACAAGATAGAACCTATGACCGATCATTGTTCTTAGAGGGAAAGAACTACCTTTCACACAAAGTCCCATATATCTAATATCATTTTCCCTGTCATCAATATCCTGAATCATATAATTACCCAAGACCCAATAAACCAGATAATTTTCGTCTTTGATATTTACCAACTTAATAGTGTGCATTTCTTTTTTCGGTGGTTCAACTCTTATAGGATTTCGTTGAGCCCGTTGATTGTATAATATAATACAAGCGTTTTTAATACACTGAATGTTACCAACTAACTGTATTGCTCTTGGTGTTCCACGTATGTAAATTGATTGGGCGAGGTTCATGGGACTTCGAAAGATAAACCTATTCTTAATCTTCAACCACGAAGGATAATATACACGAGGGTCGGACCAGGTCTGATGTTCACCTGCATAGTTTTCTTTCACAATCTTTATGAACCGAATATCATTGATAATACCTTGAATTGCTCTTTTCCATAAGTTTCTCAGGGCGCGGTCAAGTCGTGCGCGGCGGCGGGAGTCGGCGGCGGACAGGCTTGATACAATCTCCTGAGAAACCCGCAGAGATATGTCGAGCGCCGTCTCGATCTGTTGTATCGGCGTCTGTTGAGGAGCCCTCTGTAAGTTTATGCCGGGATTTATCCTTTGCCCGCACGTTGATCTGTTGTGACCCGCTTGTCTGCATATACTACACGGCATTGAGAATGATTTATTTGATCAACTCCCAACAATCAATCAAGT